GGCGCCGGCTACGGCTCCGGCTACGGCGACGGCGCCGGCTACGGCGACGGCTATCGGTTATGGCAATGGGAAGGAGCACTTTCATTGAGTGCAGTTTCACAGCGCGGCGTAGAACCTGGCTCTCGAATCGATGTCGGTGTACCAGATGCCATTATCAATGAAGTGATCGAAATCCTTCCCATTGCCGAGGACGCAAAAGTGTCGCTCACAACCCCACGGAACCATGAGTAGCACCATGGAACGAATCGGCGCACCGTGGGCGTCCATCTCGAAGGGCGCCTTCGTCGCGAGGGTAATGGCCGACCAGCACTACAACCGGCAAACCCCCGGCGCTGCCTCCTGGACGCGGCCAGGGTACAACCTGGTCCTGTTTGCCCAGTTCCCCGCGGGACGTGCGCTCTGGTGTTGGTGGCGACCTGCCTGGAACTCCGGGATACCGGGGACGGAACGCAAGGACCGCTTTCGGGTACTGGAATGCACCTTATTCCGCGTGGAAGGTAGGGTGCCCCTGGCAAGCTCATTGATTCGTGCTGCAGTCGCATATCTGGCAGGACCGTGCCCGGAGTTGCGTCGCGACGCAGCCGGGCCCATCGTTGCCGGGATCACGGGTGTGGCCGCCGCGGCAACGGCTCGGCGCCGAAGCCGTCGGCATGAACCAGGTCACTGCTATCGCATGGCGGGCTGGCTCCCGTTTCAGAAGCGCCAAGGGCGCGCAGACACCTGGCTCTGGACCCCTCTACCATCAGGCGCGGCCGACGAGCGTCGTCAACTACTTCTGTTGCAACGTGGAGATACTGAATGAGCAAGAGGACGGGGATTCAATGGACGGGTACCACGTGGAATCCGCTGCGCGGCTGCACCAAGGTGAGCCAGGGCTGTAAGAACTGCTATGCAGAACGGGAGGCCAAGCGATTCTCCAAGGCCGGAATCGCGGACTACCCACAATACGGGTTCCGCCTGCGCATAGTAGCAAACAAGTTGGAGGATCCGTTCTCATGGACGAAGCCGCGGATGGTGTTCGTCAACTCGATGTCTGACCTCTTCCACGAGCAGGTCCCCACTCCCTTCCTCGATCAGGTCTGGGACGTCATGGAGTTGACGCCATGGCACACCTACCAGGTCCTCACCAAGCGCCCCAAGAGAATGCTCGGATACATGCACGCACGCCGTGTGCTGCCAAACGTCTGGCTCGGGACATCGATAGAGACCCGCGCCACGGCTCGGTATCGTCTCCCGCTGTTGCGGCAGACTCCAGAACCTGCGAGCGATTTCGTGGGTGATCGTCGGAGGTGAATCTGGGCCCGGCTTTCGGCCGATGGAGCTCGGCTGGGCTCGGGACATTCGGGACGACTGCCGGCGGGCCGGAATCCCCTTCTTCTTCAAACAGCATGCGGGGATTCGGCCCAAGGCTCTGGGTATTGAGCTGGATGGTCGAACGCACCAGGCGTGGCCCGAGCGACCGGTCAACGCCCGCGTCGAGCCCCCGGCCGGCAAGGAGCGACGCGCCGCCCGAGCCACTGCGGTGTGTCGGTGGGCGCAGGTTCCTGAACCGGCCTCCCCTGCACAGCAAGTCCTGCAACTGGAGAGCAAGCCATGAGCGACTATCACGCCTATGCTGTTCTGGTCATTGACACGAAGACCGGAGAGATCCAGGGCGTCGCGATTTCCAGCGAACAGTCTCTCTCTGCTGCCCCGTGCTGGACGTTCGCCTTGCTGACGGCGCGGGGAGATACGCAAGAAGAGGCGGCCGAGACAGCGTGGCGGTCCCTCGATGCCTACCCCTGGTTGCTGCGCCTTTGCTCCGACGTCGACGAAGAGCACCGGAGCCGGTCTCGGCCCCGGCCCGTGCGGGCGCGGCGATGGCATCCATTCACGCGCGAGGAAATCGCGCTGATACGGTCCGCGCTCTACGGCGAGCGGCACGGGCGAGAGCAAACCCGTTCGAAGGTCCGACACATACAGCGAAGCTCCAGGAAGCCTCTTCCACGTGGATTAGCCGGCGCGATACACGATGAGATAGCCATTCTCACGAGGATGCTGGAAGAGACATCATGAAGAACCCGCTGGATGCTTGTTGCTGTGGCCGGTGCAGCGAGTTCCGGGCACCGGAACTTCTCTGTCAGCCTGTCCGGCGGGCGCGCGCTCGCCTGGTGGCCCAACGATCACCTACAGACAGCCCACCAGCCAACGCTGCCAAGCTCGACGATGACTCCCCCTCCTGACCTCCGTTGCTCAGCGTGCGATGCTGCGGTTCGCCAGGAGTTCCCCGGCGACGATCTCCAGGCTGCTCCCATGGGCGAGCTCGTAGACGGCGCCGAAGCGCTCCGGGTGCTCGGCCAGGGCGCGCAGGATGCACAGCACGCCATCGAGCTGGCCCGCCGCGGCCAGGGCGAGCAGTGGACGGTGGAACGCGATGCTGTCGAGGACGCCGGCCGCGTCGAGCTCGAGCAGCTGCACGGCGCAGGTGAGCCGCTCGCCCACGTCGATCTCCAGGCGCCGGGTGACCCGGTGCAGGTCGGCGGCGGCGATGTCGACGAAGCGCTGCAGGGCCTCGAAGGACGAGAGCAGGGCGGGGTCGATGGTGTTCTCCGGCTTGTGATCGTGGTTGGTCATGGCTTCCTCGGGGCGCAGGTGTCGCAATGCGATCGAGACCTATCGTCCCGATTGCAGGTCGTTTAGACTTGACTATGAGTTCATCAGGCTACAAGACTGAACGACGTGAAGGCAAGTCGAATCGACTTATGTTTCCCACCAGCACTCAGCTCATCGGGGCTCGCGCGATGGTGCGTTGGTCCCGGCCGCAGTTGGCAGAGGCCAGCGGCATCAGCCGTGCCACGATTGCCGATATCGAGGGTGGTCAGCGCAAACGTCCGGGCGTCCAGACGATTTCAGCGCTCGTGCAAGCGTTGCAAGATCAGGGGGTGGAATTCGGCGACGATGGCTGGGTGCGCAAGCGACACGAGGAATGAGATGGAGACCACAGGAATCAGTCTGAACTTCGAGGGACACGCCGTCCCATGTGTCCGGTACCAAGACCGCTGGGCCTGGCCCGCGGCCCAAGTTGGGGCAGCAATCGGTTATAGCCGAGGCTCCAGTGTCACGCGAATAGTTCGCACCCTCAGCCAGGCCGGCAATCTCGAACAGGGGAAGGATTTCGAAGTTGTGGAACGTGGTGACGAGTTTGAGGGCACAGAAACGGTGTTCGCAGACCCGAAGGCGCGTACCGCGTATCTGCTGTTCGAAAGCGGGTTGCATGGTGTTCTCCTGCACAGCCGAAAACCCCGCGGGATGGAACTGCGTCGGCGGCTGATGGAGGATGTCCTACCCCAACTCGCCCGCGACGGCCGCTACAGCCCGGACCGGGCGGTGGTGGACGGGTATTTGGTCGAGGCCCCGACGGCGCGGCCATGGCGCGAGCTGGCGGACGCCTGGCTCGCCGGCGACGACGACCAGGAAGAGGTCGGCGTCGCGCTCATCCGTGCATTCAACGCCCAGGTGCCCATCGGCACCTCCTGCTGGTACCGTTCATGGCTTCCCGGGGGAACGTCAGAGGCGGTCCAGATCGCGACTCTGGCCTGGCTGGGCGAGAATGAGCAGCCGGTGGTCAAGCTTCGCGGGCGGCGCGGGTGCTTCGCTGTCACCCACATCCAGCTCGACCCGCCACCGGTGGCCGTCCAGTCGATGACGGCCTCGCCCTCACCGTGCGAACCCGACAGGGGCCTGGAGCACCTGGAGCGGGCGGCGCAGGTCGCGGAGGAGGCGGGGGCGCCACCCTCCCTCCGCTTCGACCTCGCCATCGAGGCCGCGGCGGCGGCCGGGCTCTCGGTGGAGCACTTTCGCGGCGCCCTGGCCAGCGACTTCGACGACGAGCCCACCGTTCGCCGGCCCAGCATCACCGCGCAGATGGTGGAGGTCGCCGCCCAGCTCGGCGACGCGACGCCCGCGGACCGGCACCGGGTGCGCTACGAGCGCCTGCACAGCGGCGTTTTGCAGGAGCTGGTGCGGAAGCCCGGGCGAACCCGCGACGCCCTGGTGAAGGCCCTCGACGCCCGGCCCGAGCGCTTCACCGTCTACCAGGTCATCCGCGACCTGGTGGACGCCGGCGAGCTCGTCGAGACCGCCGGCCCGGGCCGGGCGAAGCTGCTGGCCCTGGCCGTGGAGGGCGCCTGATGTACACTCGGAAGCTCGAGACCGAGTTACTGCGGGCCGAGTGGGACTACCGCCACGACCCGGGCTGTGAGGTGCTGGGGTTGCACTTTCACGACAGCGAGATCGCAGCGGATGGGAGCGTGGTGCTGAGCCGGAGAGATGCGGAATCCCTTGCGTCCGCGTTGGGGGTCTTGCTGAGCGGGGAGCCGGGGGCCCATGACGCCTATCCTCGCAAGGGTGGCCGGGGTGGCACGTGAACTCTCGCAGTCGTCGTCGCCTTCTGGCCCTGTTCCTGTCGACGGCGCCCGCATATACAAGCGAGGATCTCCTAGCCACCTTGCAGTGTGAGTTCGAGCGGGTGGCTTCGGGACATCGACGTGAGGGGGGCGCGCCTCTCTCGTTCTTCGACTTCATGTTGCTACAACGCAACCGCCGATACGCCCGAACCTTGCCACGGAACAGGAAGCCAAACTGAAGTGCCTCCTGCCAGAGCGACACGAGGAATGAGATGGAGACCACAGGAATCAGTCTGCAGGAGCTCGCCGGGCGGCGATGGGACATCCAGTGGGGGGCCAACGAGTGCGCGGCCTTGGGCGTGCATTTCGAGCACCGCGATCCCTCGCTGACACTGCACCTGCCTGGCCTGTTCATCAGCCTGGGTCGCTGCTGGCAGCCCGGGTTCGCCCACAGCCTCCGTCGCTGGCTCTTGCGCCGGCGCCGAACCAAACACCAGGGTGGCACGGGTGCCACCCTGGTGATGGAGAAGAAAGAGCGATGAACTTTCCTGATGTCCCCGACGAGATCGAAGGACCCGCGCTGATCGGTGGTATCGCCCCGCGTAACAGCCGAGTTTTCGACCACCTCAGAAATGCGCCGGAGCGAACAGGGGGCCGCGATGCGCCCGCCGGCGAACGCGAAACCCGCACCATGAGGGTGCTGTGTCTGCGAAGCGTGGGGCCGCGATGAGCCAGAACAACCCTTCGCAGACACAGAACGCGTGCGGACGCTACTCAATCATCCTCCTCACCTGGGATTTGCGGTGGCAGGAAGTCACCCGGGCTACCACCAAGAAACGGTGCCGAGCACTGGGGCGGGCCCTTGCCGCCGCAACGCCGGAAATCGACTTTTTCATGGCGCGGAGTGACAGGCGGCGGAAAGGCGCGGGCAAGCGCTCGTTCCACCCAAAGCAAACACATCGCCTCATAAGATGACTGGCCAGGAATGAGAACCGAAGTCACCATAGTCCCTGTTGGAGATCATCGCGCACGCCCAACGGATGCCCAAGCAACCGCTCGAGGGTCGGGTGAACGCGATAATGCACGCCGGGCTGGTCCTGAGAGTCGAGCACCCGGCGGGTGACGAGCAGACCCAGGTGGCGCTCCTCGGTGTCAATGAAGGTCGCGGACTTCTGGAGCTGGCGCAGCTTGTCCAGTTCCTGGGCCGAGAGGCCCATCATCAAGCTGCGTCCGAATGCGTCGGCTGCGCGCTCTACATGAGACGGCTCGACCCGGTCGGCGCCATCGAGATAGGCTTCCTCGACCGCCTGGTGCGTGAGTCGGATGAGGTCTCGCAACACGCCGTCGGACAGGCGGGCCAGTTCGATGCATCGCGGCTCGGGGAGGATCCCGGCGCTGGCGTATATTCACTCGCTCGGCCACGGCGCAACCAGTGTACAGCCCGAATCGTGCCAATGGTAGCCAGACCGGGCGCCGCCCAGGCCGCCGGCGAGCTCGGCGCCGACGTCGATGACCAGGGTCCGGTGAGCTCGGCGCCGACCATGGCCAGGACGCCCGGGCCGCCGGCGAGCTCGGCGCCGACGTCGATGACCAGGGTCCGGCGAGCTCGGCGCCGACGTCGATGACCAGGGTCCGGCCCGATCAGCTCCGCCGAGCTCGATGACCAGGGCCAGGAGCCAGCTCGAGCTATAGCGTTCGGCCTATCACGAAGGCCCGGGCAATCACGTGGTCCTCGAGCGTGTCGCGGATCTCCCAGACGATGCGATCCAGCGGGTCCAGGACAATCTCCCGCCCCTGAATGAGCGAAGCCGCATCGATCTTGATGAGCAGAGATGTTGTAGGACTCCCGCCGCCCGTGATCTGCAGGGCGTTCGGGCTGTTGCCAGCAATGCTCTCGAGGTCCTCGATGTTTCGAACAGGCCAGACATCCGTCAGGAATTCGAACCCGGACAGCGGCACGAAGTTCGAGTCGCTCAGGAATATGCGGAATCCATTGGTCAGCTCGGCGTTGTTCCCCGGCCATTCTGTCAGCTCGGCCAAGCCGTCGCCCCGTACGTGAAAGCCAATGCGGGTGAGGCGGAACCGGGCGTTACCAGGGGCTTGGTAGGAATAACGGATTGGCGTCTCGGGTGTCCCCACAACGTTCGCCCAGTCGTCCTCGTTGGCAGGTCCGCGGAGTGGTTTCTGGATGATTTCGACCGCTCCGCCGGTACCCTCTCCTCGCGCACTTTCCTCCGACCCCCGCGCATACGCCACATTGGTCGCCGACGTCCCATTCGTTGCAATGATCATGGAAGAAACACTTTCTTCGATACGTTGATGTGCAGGCCCGCGGGACCGGGCAGAGCCGTGGTCACATCGACCTCGATGAGGAGGTGGGTCATCGCCTTGCCCTCACCATGAAGGATGCCCGCGCCCTTCTGCCCCGCGGTCGGGTGCGTCGAAAGGGTGGGCAGGGTGTGAAACTGGGATTCAGGGGGAAGGGGGACGGACGCAATGTCTTGGTTCGCGAGCTGAGTCGGAGTCATGGCACCACCGAACAAGGCGATGACCGCCGCTCCCTGCGTCGTGCTCTTTCGCCAGGTGACTGTAAAGTCGGCCCCTCCAAGATCGACCACGAGACGGTAGAGGCCAGCGATATTGAACGTCATCCCCGGGCGCTGGTGAACACGGATTACCTGGGTGGCCTGCCGACTCATGGCACTCTCCTGTTGACGACCAGGACAAGGTCGCCATCGAAATTCGCCGTAACTACAAATTCGACTACGACGAACGTGTATCCGTTGTTCGAAAGAGTCCGAGACCGGCTGGTGCGTTGCAAGCCGTCCACCGGGTCAATATCGAACACGAAGTTCGCCAGGGGTTGAAACCAGCTCGTCTCGGTGAACCACGTCGCTGCCGACTCCCCAGCAGCCTCCAGCTCCGTCTTGGGCGCGGAGGTGAGGCGCAATGCGGTCGTCGCTGCGCCGGCTGCACTCGTCTTTCTCCACTGCATCCCGACATCATGCCCATGAATCGGAATCTGCACGCGGAGCGGTCCCCCGCCGATCGTTGGCGCTGGAAACCGCTGTATCACGGCGTCCATTCTCGTCTCGGTGATCTGGCTCATGCGACGCTCCTTGCTGTGCCGTAGCGGAAGACGGCGATGGACGTGCCAGCCTGGAGTTTGCTGGCCGGCGTGCTCCCGGCCGCATCGCTGGTGCAGTCCAGCGACAGGCTGGTCATGTTCGCTTTGCCGGCGGACTCCCACCCGACCAGGGAATGAAAGAACGACACCGAGTGGGTACCGGCGACGCCACTCTGAATATGTCCGTAGAGCGTCGCGAACCGATGGAAGTCCTCACCCTCGAGGGTCCGAGCCGCTCGGAGATGCCCGTTCCAGTACCACTGGACCGGGCTGGCTGCAGAGACGCCGCCGCCGATACGGGGCGGATTCGTCTTGCTGGTCGCGTAGTCGATGGATCGGGCGACCGTCTTGTCCAGGTCGTCGCCGTTCGGCCGCAGGAAGAAGAAGGTCGCCGCGTCCAGCGCTGGTGCCCGGATCTCGATCTCTACGTGATAGCCAATGTCCACGTCGCCGTTCAGCCCGGTGATCGTGAGACTGCTCGCGGTGCTGGCCGCGGGCACGGCCTGGCGGTCGACCAGGATCAGCCCGCCTCCAACTCCCGAGTCGCCGGCGGTGACCAGACCGGAGGCGACCGGTCGTTCACGGCGTACCACGATCTGGTCGAGCACCGCCGCGATGTCCACCGTGTTGCTGATCTGCATCCAGAGCAGTTCATTGGTCTTCACCGTGTAGGGGCCGGGCGTGCCGACCTCTTTCTCCAGTGGCAGGCTGTATCGCGACCTCCCGTTGGTGTTTGTGAAACCCGGGGAGGTGAGCAGTGATGCGCTCGTACCTGTGCTGGTGTCTCGGGCGCGCAGCTCCACATCGATGGCTGTCCCGAGGCCCAGGTCCAGAGACAGCTCGATGGCGTGGATCACGTCTCCTTCTGCCACGGGCAACTGGAACTGCACGAAGGAACCGACCGCAGTCGGCGCCCAGGCCGCACCCTGGGTGAGGTTGTTCTGCAGCGTCCACGCCGGCTGCGGAGCGGGGGTGTCGACGGTATCACCGGTATGCATGTCCACATACTCAGGTCTCGTGAGCGCGGCCGTGCCGCCGAGCAGCACGACACCATCCTGGATCGCGTTCATCTGCGCTGCGGTGATCTGGTCGCCTGGTGCGTAGGTCTTCACTCGCGATGATTGAAAGGGGTACATGGGTCCTCAGAAAGCAAGGGGTGTGCAGTCCAGTTGCGAGTCGCTGTCATCGGTCAGAAAGTCCAGGGAGTAGGTCGCGGTGACGAGCGACGTGGCCCGGCTGCGCGATGTGAGCAAATCGGTGTGCTGAACGCAGCGACGCACGGTGGGCCCTGGGTGATAGGCATGTGCCAGAGACCCGATGCCGCTGGCTGCGTCGAGGAACTCGACGTCGCTCACCAGGGCCACGAGATCGGCTCCCGGGACCGTCGTCCCGTCGCCGAGAAAGCCGAAACCGAGGCGGAGCGACCGGCCGTCTGGAATGGTCGTGACCACGTCGTCCGTGCTCGTCTCTCGCGCTGTGAGCTGCCAGGATCCATCTGTCCACCAGAGAATCAGCGTCGCTGTCGTTCCGGTCAGCGTTCGGACCAACGTTGTGGAGCCGGCAGCATCGACGATCGAAACGCCGTCGGAGTCCACGGTGACCCAGAAGTCGGGCGGCCAGGTCTCCGCCAGGAACATCGCAGCCGCGTGCTCGGGCGCGCTGTTCGTCACCTCGATCGTCGCCATCAACCCGTGCTCGAGCAGGCCACGCCCCGGGTCGTGATCGATGCCCAGATAGGCGAACGTGGGCAATCCGAGATTGACGATCTCGCCTGCAGGGTGCCTGAGTTCGAGACCGCCCGCCCGCTGCAGGACCGCGCGCTCGAAGCTCCATTGCTCGGGCTCGATGTCTGCGCCCGTGGTCGGGATCGTCATCCACGCATTGCGCTCGATGATTGCGATCGCGCCTGGGGGCTCTTGAAAGAGAAGTGCCGCATACGCCTGGATGGCGGATGGTGTGAACCCGTCGGGGGCGAGCGCAGCCTCACTGACCGCCTGCTGCCTCTCCGCCAAGGTCGCATCACTGGCCGGTACGAGCCCAAGAGCCTGTTCCCACGCCACGAGGAGTTCGCCGGCGACCACGGGCGGCGAGTGAGCGATTTCAAGCTCCAGCGCCCGCTCCTCGATGGCGCCGACAGAGTCCTCGATGGGCCGTAGCCGGCGACGCAGATACGTGTCGTCCTGATAGTAGAACTGCCGCCAGTCCTGGAACACGCTCGCGGTTGCTGCCTGCAGGCCACGATAGCGAATCTGCTCTGCAACGGACGTGCTGGCCGTATCGAGAATCTCGACGAGCTCGACCAGGCCCCGGAGCGGAAGCTGCGATACCGGATCGTCGTGCTGGATCTGATGGCCAATGTGGAGCTGGACATCCGACGTGAAGGCTGGACGTGGGATGACAGCCGAGGCCACGGGCTGGCCGGACTCCCACGCGGTCGCGCTGGTGCCATCGAGGGCGAATGTGAGCCAGTAGGACGCGCCGTCGGGCCGGCGCCCGACCGAGCCAAGTGCCACAACCACGGGCGCGGCTGCGGCCGTGAGCTGATAGGTGTAGAACAGCTCGAGTTCGGTGGCCCGGAAGTATGCAGTGAACGACCATGCGCGCGCCTGCGAATTCGCCGGGCCGCCCTCTCCTCGGTTCACCAGGGCAACCTCCGTGTCCAGGTATGTCCAGTCTGGCACCAGTTGCAGCCGCACAGTGAGACCGATGTGGCCCGCGAAGAGACTGTCCGGATCGCTGGCATCATACCCCTCGACCGCAGTCCAGCGACGGGCGGGCCAGCGGGCCCCTTCCTCGGGCACCGGGGCGCCGTCGGTGGCCTGTGCAGGCACCGACCAGGCGGTCAGCACGCCGTCGCGATCAAAGGGCGTGGACCCTTCCGTGCGGTCGAAGAGGAGACGTGCGCGCGTCACGAGACCACCCACTGTCCTGGCACGATCAACTCGAGTTCCAGATCGGGCCAATCGAAGTCCGTGGCAGCAAAGCTCTCACCGCCCCCTTCGAGGGCGATCGTGCTGGACACGATGAACGGCTCGACGGCGGGGTCCTGCAACAGGCCGGCGAGCGCGGCCACGGTCACGTCCGACCGCCAGTCGAGGCTGTAGATCCGTCCGGGATTTGCCGGGCCCAGGGTCTCCAGGTATGCGTTGACCAGCTGCCAGACCTCGTAGTGCTTGTCCCCGCTCGGTTTGATCAGATCACCCAGGATTGGCGTAAAACCAACCGGGTCGGAGCCCTGCAACGGGGCGAGGGAGATCGTTGCTCCGAGCACCGATGAAACCCGGGCTGGTCGGCCGAGGCCACCGCGGGCGGCGGTGTCGATGCTCGTGACCGTGAGAAGATCGCCGATCGCGAGCCCGGCGGGGATGGCGTCCACCACGATGGTCTTCGCGACGGGGTCGTAACTCTGAATGACCGCCTGGCCCGCCCAGTCTGTCTCGAATCCCGGCGCCATGACCAGCTCGATCGTGCCGTGGCTCGCCTTGGTCGGTGTCTCGACCACATAGACCACATCCGTGATCGGACGGCGGGCGTTCAGATACGCGAGCACGTCGGCTCGCTGTGTTGGCGACAGAGCGCGCGTGGCACCTGAACCCGCCTGCAGCGCGGCCACGGAGACAGAGCCCCGCGCCGGACGGTTGCCGTAGATGAACGCTTGCTCAACGAACGCCACCTCCAGCGCCCAGGTCTCGTAATCGGTGCGGTTCCCGCCCTGGCGCCGGGTCCGCCAGACCTGCAGCACGCGCTCGCGCCAGAGTCCGAAGTCTTCCTCATCGTCTCCACCCTCATCGATGGCGTCGAGGAGCTTGGCCGTCTGGTTCACTCCGGCGGGCGGCGCGTTGAAGGTGAACGCCTGCGGGGGGCGCAATCGTGTCTGCGAGCCAACATCAATGGAGCCAATGTCCGCGCGGACAGTCCCATCGCCTCCGATTGTGGTGGCAGTGAGGATCTCGTACTGCAGAGCGAGAGCTCCAGTTGCGGTGAGCTGGAGGCCCTGGGCCAAGGGCGTCGAGGGAGTGCCCCGTACCTCCAGCGCCCCGGCTTTGCTCGCCGCCGTCGCACCCTTGCGCGGCACCTGCACAGCATCCGCATGAGGTTGCAGCTCCGCCGCTGTCGCGGCGGTCGCCGGCGTGATTCCCCGGGTGATGGCGTCGAGCCGGACCTCGAGCCCCCAGATGCCCTGGGCGTAGGCGAGCGATTCTCGGCGGGCTAGCCCGCCGTCGGTGATCGTGAGGTCTGGGTATTCCGCCTTCAGACTCAGCTCGTAATCAGATTGTAATTCTGCGATGGATCGGGTCATGGCGAGGGTATGGCAAAGAGCAAGGGTTCGGGGGCTTCGGAAACGGTGACTTCGATTTGCCCTGAATCCTCACGAAGCTGCACGCTCACCAACGTGAGGATTCCTTGTCGCGCGAGTTCTTGGACGGCGATCTCGGCGGCGGTGATCACGTCGGGCACGGACGGCGGCGCGCCCGTGACAAAGCCCGGGACATCGGACCCGGCGTTCACCAGGCCGAACACGGTGTCGAGCCGGGTCGCGATCGCCAGATACAGGGCGGTCTCCGGGCCATCGGTGATCACCAGGTCCCCGAGCGCGTCGAATTCGACCGAGCCGGTGCGCGGATTCAGGAAGATCTCGCTCATTTCGTCCGCAGCACCTCCGAGCCGGTGATCACCGCGGGAGTTTCCAGCATGAGCCCAACCGGCAGCCCTCCGACGGCGTGCTGGTGAGCGAGGATGGCGACGTTGTTGGCCAGGACCACCGCCCGCAGGGCGTCATATTCGCTCTTGCGAACGACGGGCTCCAGGCCGGTGAAGTCACCAAGGGGGCCAATGTAGACCAGGCCATCGCTCCCGAGGTGGAGCGCCACCTGACCTGTGTAGACGATGCTCGTGTCTACTGCGCCCTCGGCGCCAACTGCGACCCGCGCCGCCGCCCGGCTGCGATCGATGGTGTTCGCCTCGACCGGAAAGTCCGGGTCTCCGCCGACGTTGACGACCAGCGACTCGACGACGCTGGTCTCCGCCGGCGCTGCCCAGAAGCCAACGGGAAAGCACCGCTCCACCTCATCCTCTTCCCGCGTCTGGTCTGCTGCTGCCCGTCCTGTGACCGTGGCGAGGTCGTCGGCCGCGAGGGAATCCTGCAGCCGCAACGTGATCATTCCGCGCCGACGCCGATCCGATCGACTCCGGTAGCGGGCCCGAAATCGCTGATGGTCCCGGAAACGACTCATACAAGCTCCTGTGTCAGGGGAACCAAGGTCAGGGTGGTCAACTGGCCCCGACGTGCCCCGGAATATGTGACCGCGGTGACATACATATCCTCATCGATCAGGACCGCAGGACGGTCGTCGTCCGGCGCCGTCTTGATCGTCTTCGAGACCCGGGCCACCGTGTCCGGGACATAGAGCGTCGGCACGGTACGATCGAGATACTCGCCTAGACCCGGCACCGTGGCGGTGAACTGCCTGGATTCGGCCAGCGACTCTTTCAGGATCCGTGTCGCGATGGCCTGGGCTTCGTCGGCTGAGCTGGATTGCTCGAGCAAGAAAAGGCGCGCTGGCTGCAGAAAGTCCCCGCTGTCGTCCTGTGCAACTCCGATCCGGTGGCGCTGCGCGAATTCGCTGGCGCGCTCCGTTGCGCCGATCACCCCGACCTCACCGCCCGTGGCGCGACCGGATCCAGACACCTCGACAGTGGCGTAGCGCCCGGCGTTGCTCTCCTGGTACTGGCTCTCGACCACCTGGCTGGCGACGACGCTGTCAACGATCTCATATTGGGCGGCCTGCACATATTGCGGTCGGGTGAGAATCAGCTCGGTTCCTGGTCCGTTGGCCCAGGCCAGCAGCCCCAGCGGCTCCAGGATCGACTCCAGGGCTCCGATCCGGGTCTCCCCGGCCTGAATGCGCCGCGGGATGAGGCGCGCGGTGTCCGCGTCGATGGGCTCCGGCCCGGAGCTCACCTTGCGCCCGCGACCCCGCTGCAGCAGTCGGTTCGTGGCGTTGCTGAACGTGACCTTGTCGAACCAGGGACCTGCGCACTTCAGGGCCGCCTGCTCGAGCGTGAGGCCGTCGACCGAGAAGCCCGCGCCGTCGACCGACTCCTTCACGAGGCCGCGGCCCATCTTGTCCAGCGCCGATACGCGAAAGGTCCCACGGGCCGCCTCGGCCCGTTCTTCGACGTAGCAGAGCACTTTCTCGACGCCATCGATCAGCACCGTGAGCTCGGTGTCGAGCGGAACGAGGTCCCAGGTCCGTCGCGTGAGCGGCCACTCGAGCACGACGGAATCTCCGGGCGTGAGCACATCCAGGGTCACCTGAAACGAGATGGGAGGCGGCAACGGACCTTCCGGTCCGAGGACTCGCACCTCCGATATAAGCCGGTCCGTCATGGCCGTGGCACCCGGAGCGTCGAGCCCTGTGGAAGACGACTTGGGTCGCGAATCTTGTTGATGGCCAGGACCTCGTCGAGAAGCGTCGCCGCGGTCGCCGCCCCGTAGATGTCGGTGAGGATCTGCGTCACGGCGACGGGGCCACGAATCGCGATCGAGTCATAAGCACGACGGAACGTCTGCACGCTCTCGTTATAGAACTCGAGAGCACCTCGCAGCCGCATGAGGGTCAGGGCGGCCTGCCCACCCGCCTCATCCTCCCGTTCATTCAGCTCTCGCTGCCCCGCTCGAGCTGCCACGCGAAATTCTTCCACGTCAGCTGTTCGCTGCTCGATGGGTGTTGTCACCGACCAGGCCGACGCCACTTGCAGCAGGTCGGCTCCCGAGACCGTCTGGGTCAGCGGAGGTGAGAGATTGTCGACGGCCTCGTCGAAGTTCGCCGCGGCCGTGGTGACATCCGACAGCGTCGGAACTGCGGTCTCTTCCGCGCTCGTGAAGGGCTTGTCCTCGACGACCACGACCTGGGCGCGCTGGGTCTTGGTGTCCACCTCGCACGCCTCGAGCTTCGCTCGCATCGGTCCCAGGTGGGGGTGAACGAACCGGCGAGCTGCTCCGCTTTTGTACAGATCCACCAGAGCCGTGCGCGCCGCGAGGGCTTCCTCGTCGTCCCCCAGCAGGCCGACCGTCATCCGGGTCACAATCGGCAGCGCGCCCAGGTCCTGGACCTGGGCTCCATCTCCGCTGGCGGGTCGATGCTGGACGATGTCACGCCCATAGCTCGTCGTATGTTCCAGAACCGACAGGGCCACGTCGTCGAACGTGACGTTGAAGGCGTAGGGTAGGGGCATTACTCGGCCTCACTCCGTCGCTGGTCGAGCGCGTTCGAGTTGGCGCGCGCGAGGACGTCCCCGTCGACCTTGAGCACGATCTCTTGCCCACTCACATCGTAGCCATACTCCTGGGCCTGTTGTTTCATGAGCCCCCAGATCTGTTGGGCGATCTCATTGGTCTTCTGCTCCGCCGCGAGGCGCGCCTGCTCGGGTGATTGGCCCTCTTCCTGGACCGGTGTCATCCGATACCTCTTGCGCGCGTCCTCCTGCACCTCCGCGAACGTGAGCAGTTTGTCGGCGTCCTCGCGAAAGCGCTTGTTGATGGTCGCACGCATCTGAGGAGCGCGAAGCGAGGCGACCATTCGCTCGTTCTTCTGGCGGGCGTCCGCAGCCTCGGAGCGGCGCTGATAGATCTGGAGTTGCTGGCGATTGGCCTCGAGCGCGTCGGGGCTCATGACGCGTCCTTGCCCGGCGCGCTGGACGAGTTTGTAGGCATCCGGGGCCTGCGCGGTGATCTCTCGGTCGGACATGCCACCCAGTTGCATACCCATGATCTGCTGAGCGGCCTGGGTCACCCGGTCCGATCCTCCGCGACCGGCTGCCAACATGGCGATCTGTTTGTCGTGTCGCTCGCGTTCCCCGGTGAGCTTTTTCGTGAGTCGGCGGTCCTCATCGGCCACGGTCTTGGAGCCGGAGACCCCCATGACCTTGTCCAGCCACTCCTCGTAGCCGGCCGCCTCGAGGGCTATCGATGTGGCCGTGAACGCGGCCGTGAGGACACCCGCCGCGATCGACAGCGTGCCGAGCTTGCCGGCGACCTTCGCGAAGGTGCCTCCGAGCGCTTTGCCCATTCCTCCCACTTGCTGGCTCTGTGCCAGCAGGGCGCCAAGTTGCCCGGACCATCCCCGGATCGTGCGACCGAGCTGGATAGCCTTGATCGCTCCGACCACAAGAACCACCTTCCCGAGGTTGTCCAGCAGGAGCCCGGCGCCACGAGCTCCGAACTCGGCGAACTCAACAAACGCCGCGATCCGCTCTCGGGTAAAGAGCCCCTGGACACGCGCCTGGATCTCCGCCATCGCGATCTTCAATCGACCGGCTTCGGAGTTCAGGAACTTCATCGAGTTGGCGTTGACAGCGTTGCTGGTGGCTGCCAGTGAGACGATGCGCTCGTACTCCCCACCGAACTGGGCCATGGCCTGCACCGCCGTCGCGGCCTCTTCCCGGCCGAGGATCCTCCCGACATCCTTGTGCTGGGCGAGGCGCGCGAGCGCTGGACGGATCTCGTCGATGCTCTTCAATGTTCCCTTCTTGTCAAACAGGTCGCCGAAGCCCTCTTTCTGGAGGCGCGCACGCTTCGCTTTCAGCGAGGCGACCATCGCTTTCATGAGGGTTTTCGCCTCACCGACGTCTCCACCGGTGACCTTGCCCATGACCTGCAGCATGCCGCCCAACTGCGCGGCGCCCTGCTTGCCGGTCGCGACGATTCCCTGATACTTCGGGATGAGGCCCGCGAGCACGCCACCCATCCGCGCGAAGGGGACGGAGCCCTGATCGCCGGCCTCGATGAACGCCGAGATCGATGCCTCTGCCTCCTTGCCGCGGATCCCTGCGTCGGCCAGGGCCGACACCACCTGGGCGATGTCCTTGCCGCTTCCACCTGTCGCCGCCATGGTCTTGGCCATCAGGGCCATGACCGGCTGGGTCATGGCGCTCGCGCCCTGCAGGTTGACGATCTCGTTGACGGCTTCCTGGATCTTCTGGCGACCGAGCCCATATTGCAGGCCAAGGCGGTTGATGGTGCTCCCGTGGGCTGCCATCTCCTTGGTTGACAACTTGGCCTGGATGCCCATTCGGGTGAACTGCTCGTTCATCTGCAGGACCTGCTGGCCCACAGCGGCAAGGCCCGCACCGGTGGCCAGCGCCGCCAGGCCACCGGTGGCGTGGGCGAAGCCCGCCTTCATGCGCGACCCCATCCCCCGCGCCATCGTGGACGCCTCGCGGCCGGCGCGCGAGAAGTCCCGGCGAAGACGCCGGTTATCATGCCCGATCACCAGTTTGAGGAGGCGTTCACTCATCTACTCGCGTCCGAGGGTGCGGGTGGGCTGGTAGTTGGGGTCGTAATGGACGTTGGTGACGGGGACCGCGTCTTTCGCGGCGGAGTTCATGGCGGCGGCGTACGCGCAGAGCCACTGGTCCGGGAGATCGATGGACGCCACCGGCTCGGCAGAAAAGAACGTAGCCACCGCTTGGCCCTGTTCCAGGCGGATTTGCTCCAGCCGGCCCCGGAGCGTTCGTTTTTTTTTTCGTCGAGGTCCGGATCGAGCTCGAGGAGAAAGCCGGTGAACTGCAGAAACGCCAGTTCCCACGCCTCCGCGATCTCGACTGGCAAGTCTCGAAGCCGATCGAGACCGATGGGCGCATCCTCCCCAGGCAGCCGGACGCACTGAGCGGTGATGGCCTCCTGCCACAGAACCCCGTATTCGATCACCTCGGGATCCGACTCGGGACCAAGGGACAAAAGATCGGGCTGCTCGCGGTCGCCCCACGCGATCTCCACGATCTCCACTGCGGCCCTGCGATGGCGTCGCCCGGGCCGCCGAAGCTCGATCTCCAGCCCGGTGACCGGGCAGGCATGCAGCCTTGTGATCTCGTATGTGCCTATGGTGCTCACCGGGTTTCCACGTTCTTCACTGCCATGATCGTCACGTCCTCCATGATCTCGGCCTTGTCGCTGGCCGCGTGGTTGACGGTTACCACCAGGCACCGCGTGAGCCGCTGGACTGAGCCGCCGATCTCTCGAATCTCCCACTCGAACCGGGACTTGCTCTCCTTGAGGGCCTTGTAATCGACTTCTGGGCGCACGTCACGAGCACGACAGACCTTCAACGTGAGAGTCTGCGCCCCGGGGCTCTGGATGACATCGATCACCTCCCCGTCGCTCCCTGTATGCTCGGTCCCGGTCGTTCCGTCACTCAGTTCGTGAGACTTGACAAACCGGAGTTTGTCACTCCGGCTCCCCCCTTGAATGAAGAAGTATTCATTATTATTTACAATCGCCATGACCTACCTCTCGATCCGGTGGAGAAACTCGACGACGTCGATACCCGTGATGATCTGGTACAGGGCAGCGAGTCGCAGAATTGTCGAGTTCCCCTGAACCTCGGTTTCCCCGGTGATCTTCTCCTCGTCGAAGGGCCGGATGAGCCGGTCGGCCTCCGCTGTGGTCAGGACCGCCTTGACTGCAGCGCGGGCGGAGCGAACCTCATCTGCGGTGTCGAGCAGTCGGCTGAATCGGCCCAGCTCGGCGTCGAACGAGCGGGCGAGTGTCTGGACGACGCGGGCGATCTCGATTGGCTGCCATTTCCGATCGGGAATGAGCAGGGTGGGGTCCTGGAAGTACGTGGCGACGGGGTCCAGGATGAAGCCCCGCTCCTCGCGGTCGAGTTGCTTCAGGACGACGCAGACTCCAGCGTCTCGTGCGACCTCCAGAGCTGCGGTGTCCACGTTGTTCGGCCGGCCATAGACCGAGAGGGCGGCGCCGTTGTAGTTGAAGTTCACCTGCTCCTGGCTGTACATCCGGGCGCCGACGGCCGCTGCCACCTCGAAGTCGTGTGACCGGCTCGAGGTCCGCGACGCCCAGGGCACACCGCCAGCCCCCGCGTTCTTCTCGGCGCAGGTCAGCATGGCGTATCGATCGTTGAGATCGGGGGTCGCTGCCGCCGCGGCGGTCAGCGTCCCGACGAACGGAACAACCACGATGCGATACCGCTTCGATGCCGGCGCCCAGGCGGCAGCCGTATGGGCCGCGACGTCGGCGCGCGCCGCGGCGTCGCCGGTGGGCAGAACGACGCAGTCGTAGTCGATCTCCAGAGATGCGGCGAGCGCAGCCTCGATGTCGGGCACGGCGGTGCCGTTCGTTCCACGTGCGACCGCCACACTCAGCCCTCCCACCCGCTGAAAATCGTGTTCCAGGTAGAGTTCTTCGCCCCAGAGCCCCGGGATTCGTGCCGTCGCCGTGATGACGTTGGACACCACACCGAAAGTGAATCCCAGGTTCGGACTCGCGCGGTCGAGTTCGGTCTTGACCTTCCCGGCGACGTCCGCCGCCGCGTCGTCCTTTGCGACCTCGATGATGATCGTCTGATCGTTGGCGTACAGAACAATCTGCCCCCCGGTGGATGCAGTGCCCGTGTACGTGAGGGTCTGGACCGCGATGTCGATGCCAGCCAGAGGGGCGATGTTCATCCCCCACAACTCCGGGGCGCCCCCGCGTGGCCGGTCCTGGCCCGCGACTTCCCCGGTCTCGAGCGCGGCACGCGTCATGAGATCGAGCTGTGAGCCGGCGCCGGCGAGCAGCTGCGAATCTGTCCGGGAGACGATTCTCCTCGGGATCAAATCGTTGGCCGCGCTGGCCGTGGCAAGGCGCATACCCACGAGCAGGACGCGCCTCGAGCGCACGATCTGCCCGGGCGTGGTGAGGTATTCGAAGTCTTGGCGAACGCCAGGAAGTGGACTCACGTCAATTGCTCCTCGTGATTTTGAATTTCATCGCCGTCCTCGGGGTTCTGCTGGACCAGGTCGATGCGGTCGATCGGCGTCGCGTAGCGGTCGGGATCGATCACATGGCGATAGCGACAGCGGGTTTCCATGACCCACCAAGCCCACGCTGGGCCGGCGGCCAGTCGTCGAGTCTCGAGGACCCGGATCAGCTCAGCCTCCGCGTACGGGGCCTGTGCGTGGAGGTGCTCGGTCACCTGATCCATGATGGCCACAACACCAGGATCATCGGTGGTGTCACGGTCCGGGCCGAGGTCCGCAAACACGCGCCCCTCATGGTCGCCGGCGGCATGGGCGCTGAAAATGTGGAGATGAAACTGGCCATCCCAGTCGATGAAGCGCGCCTCTGCGGAGTCATTGGTCGCTCCTACGAACTCCACCAGGACGGCCGGCGCGTTGCTCAGCCACCGTGCTTCGATTTCGTCGGTGTCTGGTGTGTGACCGACGAGTTCCACCTGCCGCAAGAACGGCCCCCGGTCGCCGGGGACCGCGTCATCCTCGAGGAACAGCCGACTGAGCAGGCTCACATAGCCACGCCCGACGAGCGTCGGCAGCGCGTCCGAGCCACCGTGATCATAGACAAGCATCACCACGCCTCCGATACGTAGGCAAGCCATCCCTCCGCGAGCTTCTTCTGGAAGACATCCCGAAAGCCGGCAAAGGGTCGCGCTGGCAGGACAGAACCTCGCCCGACGGTACCCCCGGTGTGGTGGACACTGGCCCAGGGTATTCGTTGCTCGCCAACCACACCATCCGAGTTTGCCTGCCACTTGTAGCCGCCTGGGAGCTTGCCGAGGACAGGGCGACGCATGCGCCGCCGGCGGGCTGGCCACGGCTCTCCGCCCGGGCCACGGCGCCGACGCTGATGCCCCTTGACTTCCTCGCGGGCGAGCGTCTTCGCGGCGCGAAAGAACGACGAGGCACTCCGCGTGCGCCGAAGCATGGCGGCCACCCCACGTCGCATGTCCCGGGTATCAACCTCTACGACCTGCAGGCTCATACCAACCTCATTCCCCCAAGCTGTTCCCGCCGGGACCCCCACTCGACCAGGGCCGGTCGGCCGCGACGCTCTGGGTCGTCATCCACGAAGAGGAGCTTTCCTCGGTTGGCTGCGTCCTCCATCCGCTGGTGTCGCTGATCGCTCATCTCGATGTCGGCGGGCCCGACAGAGCGCGTCTTGGTGGTGCAGCGGAGCCAGTACACTGCCTCGGCCGCGCAGAACCGGATCGCGAAGCGGGTCACATTGGCGCGCTGGGGTGCCTCTGTGGAGTTCGAAGGGAGATACAGAAGTAGAAAGTCGTCGCCAGCCTGCAGCGCCTCGTCGAGCCGTGTGAGACGCTGCTGCGCCCGCTCGGCCGGCGTCTTGGCAGGATCAACCGATGACCCAAGAAGCTCCTCGAGTTCCCGCTCGCTGCACTCGGCCACGAGGTCCTGCTCGGAGAGGATCGGCACTACGTCCCCTGCTCCTCTTCGAGGGTCTCGACCGTCGCTCTGAGTGCGCCCGCAGCCTGTTCCACCTCGGCGAGGTCACCCTGGGCGATCTTCAGCTTCTCCCGCATGACCGCGACCTCTGCCTCGAGCGCCCGCTTCTCCGCTGCCAGGTCCTCACGATCTCGCTCCAACTGCGCCCGCTGGGCCTCCAGCTTGCCACGACGCGCCTCGAGTCCCGCGATCGTGCCATGTGGTGAGGGCTCGCCTCCGACGGTCACGACGAGGTTGTACCGCGAGTGCTGGCGGTCGAGCTCATACTGCAGTTCGTCGGCAGTGATCAGGAGATCGACGTCGGGGAAGGCGCTGGCATCCCGTTCCGTCTTGGGCAACGCCTCGACGACCCCGCATCGGCGATGGGTCCCCTCTTGCCACTGAATGCCCCATCGACTGAAGGGGCCTCGTGCGTACGCCAGCGCGACGTCGACCAGTTTTTGTTTTTTTCCTCGCGCCATGTTCACCTCACGCTGTGCATTTGGCGATCTCGTGCCAGTGTCCAGGATGGATTTTCCAGCGCGCCCAGCACACCCCCTCCCCCTTGCGACGGAGCTTGACCGACTCGTCGGTCGCCGTGGGCGGCGACCAGATCCGGCCCGCGTCCACCATGTAGAAAGCAGCGGTGCGCTCGGTCCGATTGCGAATGGGCTGCACGAACCAGGTGTCTTCGTTTGCACCGGTGAGGGAGTGAACCGGGCGGGCCTCGAACTGGCCAGCCAGGACATTCTGAGCGTTGGGATCCGGCGAGAGAATCTCCGCCACCGTGTCAGAGAGCGACGGTCCATAGAACAGTCGAAAGGAGGGGCCGGTTGCCGGATTCAGGCCCCGTGGGGTCCAGACGATTCCCGCCGGGTGACCATCACGGGTCCTCCAGTCGTTCATCTCATTCAACACGAGCTTCAGGTTGTCCTTCGACAACGGCGTGGCGAGGAAAAGATTTCGAAACGTCGTGGGCGTGCGGTCGATCCCCAGGGCCGGGTGCGAGACATCGAAGAGCGGCTGTTGGTCGAAGCCGACTCCGGGTGCGGACGTATCCGCCGTGAGCGCGACCTCCCAGAAGTCGTAGTTCTTCTCGTTGGCCGCGGAGCGGCCCATTTCCCTCAACCACGTTGAAAACGCGAGGCGTTGAGCTGGATTATCCTGGAGCTTGTCGAGGTCGATCTCGGTCGCCTTGTACCAGCGCTCCAGCAGGAAAGAGACCTTGCGCGACTCCTGGGTCTCGAACACCACCTCGGAGCCGTCATCCCGGTTCATGCGCGGATCCACCTCGACGTACATGATGTTCACCAGCGTGCCATCTCGGGTGGGCTCCATCGTGACGGATGTGATCATCACATCTCCGAAGAGCGCAGGGGTCGCCCCGATCGGAACCATCTCCACCAGATCCATCCACGCTCCGAAGTCCCGGGCATCAGTGACCGGGACGCCGAGCTCGTAATTCCATATTTCATTCTGGCCTGCGACCAGTTCCGCGTTACTCAGTGGAGGCATTGTTCTTCACATTCCCACGGCGATGAGGGCGTCCCCATTCGCCTGAAGTGCCAGCAGAATCCCCACGCGCCGGCCGGTCGTGGCCGTGAGCGTGAGCGTGTCGTCGTCGGTAGCGAAGATCGCTTTTCCGCGATCGGCGAGTGTGAGAGGTCCAGCGGGCAACGTCGCGACGCCGAGCACCTGAACCTCGGCCGCGATAGCGTCGTTCGCTCCGCCGGCATTGTCTTTCGTCTCCCTGGCGATGACCAGCTGCTTGTTGTCCGTCGCTGCCCCAGTGGGCGAGATGAGGCGGCCGTTGGCGTCAAAGCCATACACCCCCCCGAGGAAGACCTGCCCATCCGCCGGTAGCGGAACGGTGTTCTTGATGTAGGTGGTACCGAAAATGGAACCGGTGCGTCCTGCTGTCAACGCCATCATTCACCCCCCGTGTAGGGGATGTTGTACTGGGCACAGAATGTTGTCGTTCGCAGAAAATGGGCCTTGTCCTCGATATGCGCAGCGAGGCTCCGAATCTCGGGCGGAAGTCTCGCAAACGCCTGCGCCGCCGACAGGGAGCCCTGCCCGCTCATCGGCAGCGGGTTGCCGGCCGCGTTGCCGACTGCGCCGGGCGTCGCCAGCTGTGGGTGTGCGGCCTGAACGGGCACGAGCGCAGGCTCACTACGCCACAGCGCGATGTTCTCGGCGACGTCCTGGTCGCGTCCCTCGGCGTGCCACTTGCGCAGAAGGGCGACGCGTCCCCCGTCGCCGGGCAACAGGCGGCCCTCGGCTCGGAGTTGCGTGATCGTCTCTTCCAGGTCGGCCTGGCGCGACTCGGCCTGCTGCGCGACGAGCGCTGCCTGCGCGGTATCTCGCTCGTTCTCCGCGACGGCGAGCGCTCCTCGCGCCGCGGCGAGTTGCTGCTCGACGGTGTCCTTCGCCGCGCGAAGCGTCTGGTATTCCGCGCGGAGCCGCTCTGCCTCCGTGACACAGGCCGTGAGCGACGCCTCGCCGCCCAGCCCGAGCGCTTCGGCGATCTTGCTGATATCCATGTTTTGATCCTCGAAGGTTGCGCCCGCCAACGCGGCGAGCCGGGAAATCGACAGCGGACCGGTCTGGTCCACCGCGGGAAACATCACGTGGCTGCGCTCGATCGCAACCGTCTTGGTCACCACCATCACCACGACGGTATCGCCGAGCCTCTGACCGGGATAGTGCTCACAACGCGCGAATCCCGCATTACATACCGAGCACAGGACGGCATCCCGGAACCACTCGAAGTGGATGCTGAACTTTCGCATGTTTCGTGCGAGAGCCGACTGCACCGACCGCTGGGTGTTCAGCAGTAGCCGCTCGTGGAGTTGAAGCGTCTCGCCGTCGAGGTGCATCTCGGAGGTCAGGCAATGCCCGCCACAGTCGGTGTCCAGCAAGCTGTGGTTGAACTGCACTGGCGTGCCGGGGGCCGTGACGGCGAAGGATTCCAGTCCCGCTTCGCTGAATGCAAACGGCGCGCGGATACGCACACCCGGGCCTTGGGCAAAAGTCTGGGCATGCATCTCCAGTTCGACCAACTCGCCTCGGCCGGAGCGCTCGAACAGCTCTCCTCGGAGACCCTCGTCGGCCTGCAAGTTGACGATCCCCCCCGCCCCGGGACGTGAGTACGACAGCTCGAGGACCTTCACGTCCACGATTGGCGCAGAGAGTCGGAAGTTTTGGACAGGGCTGCGCGTCATGCCGCCTCCGCTCGCTCGTTGCCCGCACCAGGGGGGAGCCCCGTGACCTGGTGGAGATGACCATGATCCACTGATGCTCCGATTCTGGTCATCGCCTCCGCGATATCGACGATGCCTTTGGGGTCGTCGACCCGGGCCAGGGCGATGCGGACCCGCGGGGCTGGCCCTGTCCGCTCATTGAAGGCCATCCACGGCCGGATCATGGAGTCCTGGAGAGCTTTTTCGATGCGGTCCTTGTCATCACGGACCAGGGCAAACCGGACGCCCCCTTGTTCCTTGGCGAGTGCGTACGAGCCGCTGCCCGTGCTCTCGGTGGGGAGCGCTGCGCCGTTCCATCGCTTCGCGTTCTCCGTGTCGCATGCCTGCACGAACCGCTGATGCACGTCGCTGTTGGCCGAGCGACTGGCCGCAATGGAGTCGTGGATGTGGAACTGAACCTTGTCCGACGTCGCCGAGATGAAGCCCTTGGTGGTTCCCACGGAGGCCAAGGCGTTCCGAGCCTGCGCCACCGCGTCGGGATCCGTCCAGCTCGAGATCTCAGCTTCGATGAATGGTAGTCCGTGCCGCGAGATGAACAGAAACCAGTCGGCGAGAGCATCTCTCTTCATGACCGCACAGATCGCTGACTGGTACATGAGCCCCTGACGCTGCAGCGGCATGTCATAGCTCTGCATTCTCGACTCGAGGAACTTCCCGGCCGTGAGCCGCGCGAAGCGGGAACCGCTCTCGTCGGTCTGGACGAGGAGTTCATTGGGGCGGGCGCCTCGTATCCATGGGTTGGAACTGGTCGCCACACGATGGAATCTTGCTCGCAGGTGGAGAAGATTCACGATCTCGTACTGGTGTCGTGCAGAGACCCAGTCCCAGATCATCTCGGTGTTACCGAAGCCGTACATCAGCGGGTTGCGCTGATGCCACCGGATCAGCTCTCGGTGATCCAGCCGAGACCACATCTCTCGGAACGCGTCTGCGTTCTCCTCAGCTTCGGCCCGCTGCTCATGGCGATGCTCGCCGGGCGTGATGGTCACCTCACACCCCACGATGGCGCCGACGCGCTGATCCACAAGACCCGCCAGGGTGCCGCCGTCCCCATAGAGGTCATCATAGGCGTCGTACAGGGCACAAAGGTCCCCCGCGTCGGCCAGGAGACGATACTGGTAGATGTGGTTGACGGTGACCGACCAGCCCGGATGCTGAAAAATATCCTGGGCCCGCGGGTTCGAAATCGGGACACGAAAATGGTCAGGCAGGGGCATGCCCACCTCCCCGCAGAGGGATCCACTCTGCAGCGGTCCCGCGCACCTGGTGGACCATTTCGAGATAGTCAGCGCCCCATCGGCGCCAGACGGGGTATGACCAGGTATCGACCAGATGGGCCTCCTTCGGCCGTATATTCGGATTGCCCGTCTCGACACCGTCGGTCGGGCAGAGCCGCGCACTCTCGATGACGTCAGCGGCCGTCGCGGCCACGAACATCACCCTCGGATACCGGCCCGACTTGACGCGGAGGCAATCCCGTGTGGCGTCGAACCGATCGCGTCGGCGCGGGTTCTTTGCCATCGTCGGATCGGGCCCAATGATCTGCGTCCAGTTGGCGTTCCGAAGCCTGCGCCAGCTCGGCGGATCCTGCTCCCGAGAGCGTCGGTCATTGCGTCGCGCCGTGCGCTCGGTCGACTGCGTGCGTCCGCTCGCATCGGCCACTATCAGCGTGGTGTCGCTGTTGAACAGCGGGCGCCCTCGCTGATCACACTCGGCGCGCAGCAAGCCGTCGAGGGAACTCTCGGGGTGGCCGGCGTATCTACGCCCGTACTCCACCACCATGATCGCCTGGTCGAGGTTCGCCCCTCGAAAGGGCAGGAAGAATCGGCTGCTGGTGAACGCGCACCCTGCCCGCTTGTCGAAGTCCAGCCCCAGCAAACGGACGCAGCCAGACACCCCGAAGAACGCTTCCAGCACTTCCCTCGTGACATCCCTCTTTCTCCAAGTCAAAGGGATTGTCGCGAGAATGTTGTGGTTGCCAAAGCTGGTCAGCAGGATGTCCCCCACCGGGAGATCCATGTCACCATCGATCTCCCGACGGCGCTCCAATTCGTTCATTCCTGCCGCGAGGGCGAGCAGGGCGCGATGGTTGGTGTGGGGGTTCAACTGCCAGTCCAGGAAAAATCGCCGACCGGCCGGAACCTTCTGGTCGCGAATGTTCCAGACCAGTTCCTGGATCCATCGCCCCGCCTTTCGTCGCGGGGGGTTGCACGTGTGCAGCAGCATCCCGCCGCGGTCGGCGAGATTACCGAGCATGTCGAGCCTCGGGCGCTCCTCGAGTTCCTGCGCTTCATTGAAAACGGCCAGGTCTGTCGGACCCAGCTTGAGCTGTTTCTTCCGCCCCGTGCGAAGCTCGACCCTGGCGCCGTTGGCCACGGTAAACTGGCGTTCTGCGGTCTGCCATGTGCGCCATGCACTGGGCAGAATAGAGCAAAGTGCGTCGTGCAGCTCGGCTGTATCCCGCTCCAGTGGCGAGACCATCACCACCCGACAGCCTGGGACGGCAACGGCAAAGAGGGCGACCAGGAGGACGGCCCAGAACGTCTTGCCGGCGCGTCGCCCACCGTAGGCCACGACCTCGCGGATTGGCTCCTCGGCTCCCCAGGCCATGGACTCGGCGCGATCGACGGTGTGCCCCTCTGCTGCCATCAGCCTTCGGACCTCGACGTTTCGACGCAGCCACCGGACCGTGACGCGTGCGATCTCGACCTGCGACGGCGCCACGGTGATGCTGTGCTCCGTTTCCACAGGCTCGTCAAGAAAACGCTTATACCGGTCATCCCACCGGCCTCCGACCACGATGATTGGCGCCGGATGATTCGGGGCCATCACGACCAGTTGCAGGTCCAGGAACCGCGCCCGGGCCCGTACCGTCGCCCGCTCCCTCTGCCGCCGGCGCACCAGCGCCTTGACGCTGTTCCGCGCCACCTATCCGCAGCCCTCCTTGGTGCGTCGCCACGACCGGCACTGGCCCAGGCACCTTCCTGAGTTCGAGCTCCTCATCGCGCAGGTCCTCTTCGAGATCGACGAAGCGCCAGACGGGAAGAGTGCGAACAGCAGTCTTGAGCTGGGTAAGAGCTTCGCGAATTTTGCGAATACGGCGGACAGTGAGCGGCTCGGAATCGAGCCACATGCAGGCACGCCAGCTCCAGGCAAACAACCAGAGTGCTCGTGCTGCGTGGTCGGGCGGCACTTCTCCCATCCCGAGCGAGCGCACGCGCTCCCAGAGCTGTGGGTTGGTCCCGTCGGCGAGCCCTGCGAAGTGCTGGAGCTGCGCTGCAGCCTGAACGGAGCTTCGGCGCGGCCCACGACGCTCCGGGCAGCAGGTGGGGACCAGGTGGCTGCACACCGAGCGGTGCATCTGATCGAGGGCGCGGGTGAACGACTCTGGCGGCATGTGCGCTGCCCACAACTCACTGAAAGTCTTGCGCTTGCGTCCACTGTGCTTGCAGCGGACGCGCCTGCGTTTGGCAGGGTTGTGGGCAGTTTGATCCAAATCAGAAAGACCTCGATGTCGCTTTAGGACGGCGGCGCCCTGTCGCTAAATGGCCAGATAATAATGCACCTGCGCGGCACCCCTGAGACGGTTTGAAAATTCGGCTTACATGCTGGCTCCGGTCGACGCTGGGATGGTTGAATGTTCATCCACACCAGTAGCCCTACATTGACCCCGCTGCCCTGACATCCCCTTGACCCCCCGCCATGGTTTTTCGGGTCACCACACAGCAAGTGTGCAGCACATGACGTTCAACCATCCAATGGATGGCGCGGATTGACCCTGTGTGGCCTCGCTTGGCGCAGAATGGCGCAGGCCAATGTCAGACCCATCCCGTACACTGATGTTGTGAGCGACATCCCTCGACACATCACGACGAAGGACATGATGGCTCGCTACGCGATCTCTCGTAGAACGGCGGCTCGGTGGCGTCGATACCTTCGTGACCACAACGTCCTGCGCCCCACAAGCCCGAAAGGGCTTTCGACCGTCGGCTCCCTGGAAGCGATGGACGCGGCCGTGATGGACATGGGTTCCCACCTGAGCCCCGGGATCTCTTTTTCAAGCGAGTCCGACAATGACGGGTGAACCCTTCCTGGACCTGGCGCTCGCGGTTCTTGGCGCAACCGCGGTGTTTTTGATACGACGCGTCACCAAGCCACCACCCCCACCCCCTCCACCGCCTGGTGCCATGTGAAATCCCGCCTTTTCCTGGTGTTGATGGCGGTTGGTGGCTGTCTTGGAGTCGTGGTCACTGGGGCGCTCATCGCAATCGGCGTCCTCGTGCATCGACAGGCTGCTCAATATGAGCGCTTCTACGCCGATGGGGCTCGACGTCTGGTCGAGGTGCAGGTTCTGGCCCAAGAAGCCAAGGACCGCGCCGAATGGGCCGCGACCCTCCGACTCTCCCGCGAGGCGTTGCGTCTCTGGTTTCTCGAGAACTGCGGCGGACCACCGCCAGAGTTCGATGCCCCAGACGAGCGATGATCTCCACCCTCGCCTATGTCGGTGTGCTCGCGCTCGTTCTCGGCGGCGGGGGCGCCCTTCTTCTCCTGGGACGGTGGGCTTACCGTCGATTACGTGACCAACTCATCGCCTTTGAAACAGCACTGCAATCCCTCGGCGCCAGCGTCCAGGCGGATCGAAAACAGGGGGGGCGCCTGGCCAAGAAGGTCGTCGAACTGAAGAAGGTGGTGGTCGCGGCGGAAACGACCCGTGTCCATGATCGAGATGTCATCCTCCAGGCGATCGCGGGACTCCGAGCCGACGTCCTGGAAGAAAAGAACGGACTCCGAGTCGTGGATGAGACCCACAACCGGTCGATTCAGGCGTTGCGTGAGGCGCTTGCCGAGATGAGGGGTCGCCTCGAGGAACGTGAACGTCGTGGCGGACTCGCATTGCCCCCTCCGGGCCAACGCAACTAGTTTTCCGTATTGGACGCTGGGCTCAGCACGTCACCGGACTCTGGCTGCAGATGAACCGTTCCACCCCCCAGCTCCACGTTCGGTGGTGGGACCGTGTCGCCGTCGCAGTATGGATCGTAGGAGGTGAAATCACGACTCCGCGGGAGAACCGCCGCGAACCATTCTTCCGCCCCGGGCTTCTGTCCCAACGTCTGAACGATATCCCCCAGCGCCGCACTGGGTACGGTGAAACGAAGGTTCCGTAGCCCAAAGGTCAGGTCGCCAGTCGGCGGGCGACTCTGCACCTGAATCACGCTTGGCCGGGTGCGGCAAATACATAGTGCTTGTTGCTCGATATCCATGTGTTCCTTCTTGATGTCATTCGTCATAGGTTGTTGGCAGTCCTGGCTATTCGTCGTTTTCCGATCCGGTTTCCGTCTGACTGCGACGCTCATAGGTGTCTGGCAAGTCGAGAAACATGTGGAGGCCGTTGTTGGTATCCCGCTCCGGCCACGCGTACCAGCTATGGAGGCCGTTGTCGGTCCCGTCATAGTATTCACCGTCCGCGCGGCCAAAACGGATTCTGCGACGCAGCTTCAGTTCGTCGGGCTCGTGTTGCCCCAACCACTCTGAGCGCGCCTGGTCTACCCATCCTCGCCGCTGCAACATGTAGACAGTGGCATGCGGTGCCAGGGCCCAGACCCGCTCCACAGCCTCGAGCGCGAGGCTGAACGGCGGGTTCATCACGACCAGGTCAACCTCGGCCAGGAGGTCACGATGTTCCTCCAGCACATGGTCGTCGAAGAAGTCCCCACCGATCAGCACTGCTCCCAGGGCTTCAAGGGACGGGTGGCAGGTTGCGCGAAGCTCCCCAAGCACCCAGCGGACTTGGTTCCACCCGCGGTCGGTAGCAGCTCGCTGCAGGTCCCCCTTACCCGCGAATGGGTCCCAGATGAGCTCATTGCCCCGCGGTCCCAGTTCGTCGACCAGGGCGTGCATCACCCAGGCGGGAGTTCGTCGCCATTCGCGGCGGTCGGCTTCCTTCTCTGCGTCCGGTGCCTGTTCCTTGCGGAGAGCGCGATAGGCGCTGGCGAGCGAGCGCTCGCGACGGCTCACTTCGGTCAGGCGTTCGGGGGCCTCGGCCTGGAGCGCGAGCAACTGACCAGCGGCGCGGGCAGAGCAACCGGCCATGTCGGCCAGACGCTCCCGCGTCTTGCCAACCGGGCCACCTTCGCGAGGGAGCCACCGGCCGTCTTCACCGCGCTGCCGAGGTGCCTCGACCTCCGCTCGGAGTTCGCCTCGGAACTCCTCGATCTGCAGGAGGACAGCGAGGAGTTCCACGCCGTTCATATGACGCCGGCGAACCTCCTCGCTCACGACGCGGTCCAGAGCCGCAATGCCTGCCAGTTCGGTCCGCTCGAAGGCGGGTTCGACGCCAGCGAGGAGACACGCGGCCCATCGCCCTCGCCCAGCCAGTACTTGCCCGTGGGCGTCGAGCAGAATCCCGTGCAGCTGCCCATGCTCGGTAATGTCCTCCGCGAGCTTCTCGATATCGTCCGCCGAGTGGGCCGGCAGAATCGCTGTTGCCGGGTGGGGGACGAAGTCCTTGCGCTGATGGAGCGCCTTCCACGCTTCTTGACCGGTCTGGATCATCCTGCCTCCCTTGCTGAACCGCTGGTCACTTACCGCGGTCTCCTTTGCATTTGGCGCATCGCTTCAAGGTTGTGGCGAATTTCTGGATAATGTGGACGTCGGCGGCTGACGGGCGACCATGGCATGCAATGAACTCCACTGGGGTCTCGTCAACCCTGTGTCCCAGGAGCCAGCAGGTGGAGCAGCCCAGAACTCGGCTAAGCGTCGCGGCATGGAGTTCTGGCACTCCCGACTGCAGCATGTGCCTGATCACTGCAACTCCTATCCGAGCCACCTTGGAAAGTTGCCCACTGGACACTCCAGCCTGGTCCATGGCAACTCGCAAACGCTCACTCATTCCACCCCCCTTGCTTCGACATGGCTCGTGACGAGGTGAGGCAGCACCTTCTCTCGGTCCTGCCGAACGAGCGCCGTGAACGCTCGCGGCGCGACGTCGGCCACCGGAAGATCGACAGCCTCGGCGAGCGCTGCAACCGCCTCCTCGAGGTCGATGCGCCTCGCCGGAGCCAGCCGGGCCAGGATGTCGTGCCACTGGCCGAGTAGCATCGCGTCGTGAAACCATCGGCACTCGGTCGAGCAGATCAGCGCGCCCGCTCCCTGGCAGGGGAAGAAGTCCCGGCCGCATAGCAGGCACGGAATGAGCCACTGATCACGCCCCATCCGAGACCCACGCAGACACCGGGGGCCGGGGCCATCGCGACCGCAGAACCTCCAGCACGGTCCAGCCGCGCTCATCCTCGATCCCCTCGCCGCCGCCGTTCGTCGGGGTTGCTCGGGTCGTAGCCGCGCACACGAAGGCTTTCCAGCGCGGCGTCCAGCAATCTCCGCGAGCGAGCTCTTTCGGACGATGATAGTTCTTCGGCGCTCGGTGGAGCCTGCTCTGGCTGCAGCCCCTTTCGCACGAGGCGGCACGCCTGCTCCACCGTTGCCAGCGGCGGAGTCCGGCTCTGCGACCAAGTTCCCTTCAGCCTCTCCACCGCCCCGAGGACCACCTCCACGTCGAAGTGCGCCAGCCTGGCGGCATACGTTCGCCGAGCGTAGTCAGGCTCGTGGTGATGCCAGAGCCGAAAAAGCGGCTGCAGTGCTTGCTGATGGCCTCGCGGCAACAGCGCGGCGCGGCCCGCGAACTCGCAGGCTGCCACATGCCGAGCGCGCTCCTCAGCGCACAGAGTCTCCCAAGCACCAGGGCCATTCAGCGTGTTGTAGTTCACCTGCGCGAATCGTTTCCATCGGGTCACAGACTGAATTCCTCCTCATCCGCAGGCACATCGGCGTCGGAAATGGCCCGCCGGAGTATGGCTGGCTGCCAGGCCGACCGGAGCCACTTCAAGGGGTCCTGCTTGCCGTCGGCAGCGCGTTGCCGAGCCTCGTGGCGGAGCTGCCGGAGCCCGGTCTCGACCATGGCGACGCCGGAAGGGGCAGCCAGGTCCAGTTTCATCTCGCCGACGCAGCGTTCGATTTGCGCCCTTCGAGCTGCACTTGGCATCGGGGTCCATGGGACCCCGACTTCGCCAGCAAGCCCCACAGCATGTTCCTCGAAGCTCGCGGTGAGCTCGTCGAGAGCGCGATGTCGTTTCACGATTGCGTCGCCATCACGTGCGCGCGCGCTGCCCCCCCTTCTTTCCCTTCTTTCCCTTCTTCCCTTCTTTCTTCTGTCGACCATTGTCGTATCAGGAGGTGTATCAGGAGGTGTATCAGGAGGTGTATCAGGAGGTG